CGTTGGGTTGTGCAACATGCTGCAGATCGTCAACCATTTATTGATCAAGCACAATCGCTGAACGTATTTTTCCGTCCTGATTCGCATATTAAATACATCCATGCAGTACACTTTATGGCATGGAAAGAGAAATTAAAGACTATGTACTATTGCCGTAGTGATAAGATTGCCAAGGCAGATAAAGTTGCGAAGCGTCTGGAACGCGAAGTTATTAAAGAGATTGATTTAAGTGCACTGGCGTCGGGTAACGAATGTCTTGCATGCGAGGGATGATATGATTAAGAAGACACACAATCTGGCAGAAGAACGTAATTATTTTAAACCATTCAACTATCCATGGGCATATGATGCGTGGTTGAAGCATGAGCAGGCACACTGGTTACACACCGAAGTGCCTATGCTCGAAGACGAAAAGGATTGGAAACGTAAACTGACCGCTGAAGAAAAGCAATTCCTCACTAACATCTTCCGTTTCTTTACACAGGGTGATATTGATGTGGCAGGTGGATATGTAAAGAACTATCTTCCATATTTCCCACAACCAGAGATTCGTATGATGTTGATGGGGTTCGCTGCTCGTGAAGCACTACACATTGCAGCATACTCTCATCTGATTGAAACTCTAGGACTTCCTGAGACCACTTACAATCAGTTCCTCGAATATCAGGAAATGAAAGATAAACATGACTATGTACTCAACATCAGTTCGAAGAATGGTACGAAGGAATCGACAGCGACACATATTGCAGTATTCTCAGCATTTACCGAAGGCATGCAGTTATTCTCTTCTTTTATTATGCTTCTTAATTTTCCTCGCCATGGTCTAATGAAGGGTATGGGTCAGATCGTTACTTGGTCTATTGTTGATGAGACGATGCACACCGAGTCAATGCTGAAACTCTTTAAGGAATACATCAAAGAGAATCCAGAAATCTGGAATGATGATCTTAAGAGCAAGATTTACACCATTGCTGAGAATATGGTAGCACTGGAAGATAAGTTTATTGACCTGTCGTTTGCTGGTACTCACATGCGTGACCTACAACCAGAACAAGTTAAGCAATACATTCGCTACATTGCTGATCGTCGTTTGATTGGTATGGGTCTTAAGGGTATCTTCAAGGTTAAACGTAATCCACTTCCATGGGTTGAAGAAATGATTAATGCTCCAGTGCATGGCAACTTCTTTGAGAATCGTGTTACTGATTACGCTAAGGGTGCATTGTCAGGTACGTGGGGTGACGTTTGGGGTAAGGCATCGTGATTGGTTTAGCAGAACTCATCGAACTCACTAAAGAAGTAGAGAGTGAAGACCCCATTGATTGGGGTTTGCTAAATATCGACGAGGATACAGCGACGAGAATGATCGCGTTGAACACATATGAAATGTATCGTGATTGGAAGGCGAGTGGTGATGCAGAAACTGTTATGCTTGTTACCATTACTAAACTGATCCTCGAGAACTTTGTTCTTAACCTAAAACAACAGCAAGGGATAGCGTAATGGCAAGTAGATTGTTCGAATGCGAAGCATGTGGCGCATACGGAAAGATAACATTGAAGGGTGGCGACCACGAAGTCGATGACATCATTTGTTGCCCTGTATGCGGTGCAGATATCACTCAAGTCGAAGAGTTTGATGAGGAAGAATAAATAGTCCTTTTATTGGACTATTGCATGTGGTTGTTTGAAGAAAAACAAGTAGAAGAATTACCAGAAGACTGCGTCGGGTTCGTATACCTCATCACGAACCTGACCAACAATCGTAAATATATTGGTAAGAAACTGGCAAAATTCTCTAAGACTTCTGTCAAAACAGTCACATTAAAGAACGGTACAAAGAAAAAGAAAAAGATTCGTAGTAAAATAGACTCTGACTGGCAAGAGTACTACGGATCTAGCAATGAATTAAACAAAGACATAGAGTTACTTGGTAAAGAAAAATTCAAACGAGAAATTCTATTCTTTTGCAAGTCTAAGGCAGAATGTAGTTACATCGAAGCAAGAGAGCAATTCATAAATAAAGTTCTTGAGTCTGATGACTACTACAATAATAACATTATGATTCGCGTACATGGATCACATATAAAGGGAAAAGTATGACCTACCTAATGTTAGCAACTGCTCTGACTCTATCAGCAGTTGCTGCATACTACTCAATTTTTGGACTGACTGCAATCTTTGCAGCAGCAGTGATTCCTATTATCGTTATGGGTAGTACGTTAGAAGTTGCGAAACTGGTTGTTGCATCTTGGTTGTATCGTAATTGGAAAGAAGTAAACAAGTTAATGAAGATATATTTCGTCACAGCATTGGCAGTGCTAATGTTCTTGACGAGTATGGGTATATTTGGATTCTTGAGTAAGGCACACTTAGATCAGGCACTTCCTTCTGGTGAAATTGCCGCACAAGTCCAAATGCTGGATCAAAAGATTAGTGTACAGAAGGAGATTATTAATGACAACCGCGTTCTCTTACGTCAACTTGATGAAGCAGTTAACCAAACAATGGGACGATCAACTGATGAGCAAGGTGCAGCGAGATCTGTGTCTATCCGTAAGTCCCAAGCAAAAGAACGTGCCAATGCAAACAAAGCAATTGACACAGCGCAAACCGAAGTCAATAAGTTATTGGAACAAAGAGCACCTATCGCTTCGCAGTTACGACAAGTTGAAGCAGAAGTCGGACCAGTTAAATATATTGCCGCACTCATATATGGCGATACTGCTGACCAGTCTACTTTAGAAAGTGCAGTCAGAATTGTTATTCTGATGATCGTGTTTGTGTTTGACCCGTTAGCAGTGCTAATGTTAATTGCAGTAAACTCTGACTTGAAAAGGAAAAAAGATGGCAGAAACCAAGAAGAAACCAACAGTAACCAAAGTCCCTGGAAACACTGGTTCCAAAAAGGCAAACTCGCAACCGAAGACTTCGCCAACGAACAAAGCACCAGCAGCAAAGAAACCAGCAGCGAAAAAGAAGCAACAGAAACCTACTCAAGAGAAAGTTACAAAGGTAACAGAGTGCGTAACGCCAAACGTAGAAGTGGTCGTAGAAACAAAACATTCGTTGTGGCAGAGAATCAAGAACCTGTTCCTGTGATTGAATGGGAACGAGACAGAAAATTAGAACCAGTAGAGAAGGTGTAGTATGAAAGTTTTAGGTTTAGTAGGGTTGTTTTTTGTTTGGTGCTTAATCCTAATGCTCGCTGGGATTACTTGGATCACATGGTCGATTCAGAAGGTAATCATTACAATCATTGTGTTTCTTGGTAATAAGTTCTTCCCAGAAACAAAGCATAACCTAGATCGCTTTATCTAACAGCGTTTTCGAGGGGTTGTCTTTAATTCAATAGTGTTGTATAATTAAATTATTGAAATAGGGGAATCCCATGAAAAAACTAATTATACCTTTATTGGTAGTATCTCTCGTCGCTGGTTGCGCAACTGGACCAAAGTCTTATTCGGGGGCAGTTTACAAAGGTCCACAGGCACAACGATCCCAGCAAGTGAGTACTGGCACAATCATTGGTATTCGTCAGATCACAATTCAAGATGACCCTAGCATCACTGGCGCATCAGTTGGCGCAGGCATGGGTGCACTGATGGTTCTTGGTTTAGCAGGTACTGGTGGTAACCCATATGGTCTGGCAGCAGGTGCAATTGCCGCTGGTGTTCTTGGTGGTACTGCAACAGACTACGTTGCCAAGAAAGTTCTTGAACAACCAGGATTTGAGTTTACTGTAAAACTGAAAGATGGTAGAATAATCACTGTTGTCCAGACTAATATTGATATGATGGGCAATGGAGATCAAGTCTATCTAACTCAATCAGCGGATGGTACACTACGTGTCTATAAACTTTGAAGAATACACATTAAATGAAATACTTGAGATGATCGAAAAGATTCAACTTCAAGAAACATGTTTTGATAATATATTGACAGAAAAGGTGAAAGAGGGTAAAATGGTCTTTTCTGGTTCAATGAGTGAACTACTACATTAGGAGATAATATGAAACCAAGTGCATCGTTTAAATTGAGTCGTAGTGCGAAGTGCGTGCTTGCCACTATTCCAAATAAGGCACAGCGAGCAGCAGTTCGTAAACTGTTTATTGAGAGTGAAGTAGAATATGAAGCGAACAAACGCAAGTCTATCAAAACCCGCGAAAAGAGCGACGATTAAGAAACGCAATTTAATTGCGAAGGATATGCACACGTCTGGAATCTATCGCCCAAAGGTAGAATTCGGAATAAAAGTGTATAAACGTAATCCGAAGCACAAAGGAAATGATAATGGAAATAGTGAGTTTTAATA